AAATCTTCCTTGAGGGATAGCACTTTCAGGCATAATATCTATAGTAGCGTTTATTTCATCAAGCAACTCAGGAGACATATCTCTATTAAACTGTAAATAATTATCTACTCTTTTCCTAAAAGTGTTTGCTGTTACAAAAGGATTAAAAGATAAATGAAAAGAAGCAGAAAATTTATCATAACTTCCACGTACGAATTGACCTAAAAGGGGAGAAGCTACGCCTCCTATTAAACCTGAACCTACAGTAAACCAACCATTATTTATGTAACTATTTTCAGGAAATGCTAATTGAGTCATATAAGCTGTAGTTCCTGTAAGGCTGGCTCCTATATTACCATACTGATATAATCTTTGTGAAAATCTCTGTGCTTCTGGACCATATGCACCTGCTAAACTAAATAAATGATCATGTCTAGTTGCCTGACCTACTATAGGTAGGGATTTATATAAATTTGCAAACCACCCACTAGTGCCTCTACTTCCTTGATCTTTAAGTGTTACCATTCTTTGTTTAAATGTTTTACTTGCTAAATCGCTTATTTCTTCGATTGCTTCTTTGCTATACATACTATTAAATAATGAAGCATTATTAATATCAAAAATACTTTTAGGATTTTTAATTATATTTGGAAGTGTAGCAGGATCAACAGCAGATAGTCTTTCACCTTTTAAAATAGCCCTACCAAAAAGAAGTTGCCCACCTAATAACATTTCTCTGATAGTATCAGTAGCTGTTTGAACAGTGTAGCTACCCATAAGACTGCTTCTATAAGTAATATTATTATCTACATTTTCTCTGTTTTCTTGAGCTGTAAGAAATTTTTCTTTAGCTAATGCCTCTAAATATTCTGCGTCTGAATTAGGGTCATAAGTAAAACCATTTGCAGTTTCTATATCAGGTGTTAATTCTCTTTCTTGCTCTGCTCCAGGATTAAAATAGTCTGATATATTTTCTATTCCTCCCACAACTTTACCTGCACCTAATAAACCTAACCCTTTAATTTCTTCATAAACACTAGGTACATTTCCTATAGCTTTAAACGCTGAACCAAAAAAAGCATCACTTAAATAGTCTACAGATTGTACACCTTTTTGTTTAAAATAGTTTAAATAACTTGCTCTATATTTAGCATCATTAGTGTCTGTTATTACTTCTACTCTTCTTTTTATTTCTTCTGCTATTTCAGGAGAAACATCAGGTACTTGATTTAAATACTCTGTAACTGCAGAATTTTGCATCATCATAAGCATCCTGTTTATGCCTTCATAATCATACTCTTGCTTCATCATTGCGTCTTTTTCTGCAGCATCTCTTGCAACTATTTGATTATCACCCATATCTACTGTACGTATGTTAGCAGAAGCTTTTCTAAAATTATGAAACAGGTTAGTATTTTCAGAATATTGATTTATAGCAGGGTTATGAATATAATTACTTAAAAGCGAAGTATCTACATCTTTAAGAAATTTTATATCATTTGTTAAAGGCACATTAGCCCCTTTATCTTTAAATACACTGTCCATATGTTTTTCATATAAGCGTAGACTGTAAGGTTTAGGAATAGTCTCATCAGTAAGACCACCTTTGTCTAACCATACAGATACGTCACCAGTTGGCGTAGTTGCAGTGTCTAGTAGATTTGCTGCCCCAACAGCAGCAGCAGGTAATAATATCGGTATTGCCATAATTTAAATCCTTATTATTGTCTTAAGTCAGGTGTTCCACCTTGACCAGCACCCTCATTAGTTGATGTAGTAATCTGAGGATTAATTAATCTGTATATATCTTTAAATTCATTTTTATATATTATATTTTCCCATCTTCTAGCTTCTAAAGCTAATCTATCATCAACAAGCAACATAAAATTAGAGTATTGATAAGGGTTTTGTGTAGGAACTTCTAAAGAATCTCCCATGTTTTCGTAATATGTAGGTTGAGCATTATAATAAGCACTAAAATATCTTTTTGCAGTTTGAAATGTATCTGTATAATTCCAACCTTTATCAGTATCTACAGAAACTAAAGCAGCATATTCAACAGCATTTCTTCTTAAAAAATCATAAGCAAGTTGCATCCTATCTCTAGGTTTTGCAAATGCAGAACCTGAAGTCATATCTATACCTGCTTGTAAATCTTTGTCAGATATTCTAGCTGATTCTGATTTTCCGCCTTGAGTAATTAAAGCTGCTGCGTAACCATTCATAACTTTTAATGCTTGTAATATTTCACTAGCTTTAGCTGTTTTACTAAATATAGTCTCATTAGCTGCCGTTACTTGCTTTATCACATCTTTATCAGCATATTTTTCTAAAGTTCTTAAAAGACCATCATTAGCCTGTCTTATAGCATTTACTTGATCTGCCTGACCACCTTCGCTAAAAATATTACTAAAAATAGATACTATACCACCTACAATTCCTTCAGGGTCTAAAAAACTATCTGCACCTACAAATTTATCAAAACCTGGTGCTGTTGCTAAATCTGCATATATATTTAAGTACCTAGACAAACCTACCCTACCATCTTCTATCTGTGCTAATCTTGCAGAACCTGCTAAATAACTTTCTTCAGACTTTCCGCCACCATTGTTATAGTTTTTTTCAGGTAAAGCAGTAAAGGTATTGTTTCTTGTTTCAGCAGCAGAATCATGGTTTGCGTGGTATACATTATTTCTAAAAGTTATAGCATCAAAACCTGCTTGAGTAGGTATTAACTCTACGGCTCCTGAAGAAGGATTAAATGTAGGCATATCTACAGTGCTTGTAAAATTAGCATTAAACACACCTTTTATAATATTTACATTATCTAAACTATTAGCGTTTACTGTTTTAAACATAGAGTTCATTAAGGCAGGAACAACCTGTGCTCTTGAAAATAAATCGGCATCATTTAATGAAGATTCTGCAAACCTATAAAAATTATTAGGTTCATTTCTTTTAGGGTTTACATATAGGTTAGGTCCTATACTTGCTTTTATGCCTGTACTTAAATCTAAGTCTCCTTCATAAGTGAGAGCATCTTTATCTGTAATCCAAGAATAATCACCATTATCATTTATTACAAATGTGCCGTTTTGCCTACCCTGACTATATATAGTAGTATCTCGACCATCTATAGCTGTTAAGTAATCTCTATATTCCTCTTTATAATTTTTTAAATTACCCATCCATGCATATCTCGAAGGCTTTACTAAAGCACCAGTATTAGTATCTTGATAGCCTGAAGTTCTAGCTTTTAAATATCCTTCTGTTATTTCAGTAAAATAATTTTCTCCAAATACTTCTTTACCTAAACCTAATTTTTTTCTATCAGGGTGTGTGTCTAAAGCAAATAATTTTTGATTTATTTCTTCTCTTTCATTTTTTGTAAGATCATAACTTAACAATCTTTGTAATTCTGTATCTCTTTTTACTGTAGACATGTTTTTCCAAGTAGAAGGTTTTGGTATTTGTATTTCTTTTTGATTTTCTCCTTCGCCTATTGTTATTCCTGAAGTAAGTTGAGCTTCTGCAAGTTCTCTATCAGTTTTAGCTCCTGCTATTTCTAGTTCATATTCTTTTAATGCTCTTCTTGCTTCCCTATCAAGTTGACTTTGCCTTGCAGTAAAATCTTGGTCTAATTTTTTAGTTATACGATCTTGTTCTGCTTTTAAGTAAAGTAATTGTAAGTCAGAAGCAGATTTTGCCTTTTTGTCTTCGTCTTCACTATAACCTTTAAAAGTTTCTCCTAATGCGGCTAAAAATTTTACCATCTTACACCTCTTCCATTTCTAAAAAACTACCATCTGATTCCATAGGCATTTCTTCTTGTCTTCTATTTATTTCTTCTCTAGCAATCATCCTACCTTGTTCTTCTTTTGCTTTTTGTGTAAAATCATCTACAAATTTTTTACCTTTAATATGTCTAGCTCTTTCAGGTTTTATAACCTCCATATTAGACATAGTTTCAGCTTCTAGCTGTCTATCCGATTCTTCTTCAGACATAACTTCATCTGTAAACGGAACTACAGGTATTTTTAATTCTAAAGCTGTTTTAATTAAATATAAAGCTATTACAGGTTTAATTATTTCTGCTACATCAGGATTAAACTTACCTTCTGCAACACCTGCTATAGCTAAACTGTTAACAATAGCTTCTACAGGATATCCTGAAGCAATAGCACTCATCATCTGTTCTTTAATTTCAGATTTTTCAAATGTAGCTAATATTTCATCTACAGCTTGTGCAGGGTCTGAAACTTGTGCAGGTTGTTCAAATGATGCATTTTTAGGATCATCTGTTAAAGATTGTCCAGGAATAGGATAATCTAGAGGGTCTAATTGACCTACATCGGTTTCTCCACCTACAGCAGAGGGAGACATTGTTTCTGGTCTAGTTTGCATTATTAATTTCCTAATTTAATTGTTAGATAACCTTTTGTATCTATTTCAGGGTCTACAGTTATTGCATCCTGATATTTATATAATTCATTTCTTTTTGTTAGATCGCTTGCAACACTTTCATTTGGATTAAGTACTTTATTAGTTAGATTTTGCATAACGGCTTGTGTAGCAGTTGCACTTGCACCTGTTGTAGTAGCAGTATTTAAACTTACCATTCTTGCATCTACACTTTCAGGAGCTATATTAGAACTTAAAAAACCTTCATTTTTTGCAGCTTCTGTTTTAGCCATATCTGCTTCATACAGAGCTTGCTGTTGACTTAAAGCTAATTGTTTTACCATCTCATCAGTAGCATCAGGGTAACGTTGTCTTATTTGCATTTGAAGTTCATCTATACCTAGGATTTTACCTGAAGTATTTAAATCAATAGCTCCATCAAAAGTAATTACATCTTTAATACCCCCTGCAACGTCTTTTATAGGGTCTATAATATAGTCTACCCCAAAATCTTTTATAGGTTTAAATAAATTATTTATACTGTCTCTTAACTTTCCTGCCATTTTACTTTCCTAAAGTTGTTTTATCCAATCCCAAATACCTCCGCCTATTTTACTCCAAGCATCTACTTTTACTTTTTCGTTAAATAAACGATTATTTACGTCACCAGTTAGTCCTATTTTAGCTAACTCATGTGCAAACTGTTCTCTATTTAATCCTTTTTGATTTAGCCAAGTAGATTCATCTCTGTATGCTTGCCATATTCTATTTAAAGCATTTTGACTTACGTTTAACAAGTTAAGTGCATTTTGCCTATTAGCTTCATTTTGTGTTGTAGTATTAACTGTATTTATTTGCCTACGCCAAGCTGCATTGGATTGATTAATTTGTGCTTGCATTGTAGAATTAAATTTATCCCTACTATCAACTAAAGATGTATTGTACCTTGCTTGAGCATTTTGTTCATTAACATTAAATTGCCTCATAGCAGCTACTCTATTTTTATTTTGCTCTCTAACAGTAGCCCCTAATTGAGCAAAGAATTGATCTACTTGATTTTCAGATTGTGCATTAAATTGTTTTCTAGCATTATCAGCAGCAGCATCTGTAAATAGAGCTTGGCTCTTAGCTTGATACTTTAACACTTCACCTTGTTGTTTATTAGTAAGATTAGCCATATCTAATTGTAAAAAAGCTTGAGCATTTAAAACTTCAGCTTGCTGCCTATTATTTAAATTAGTTAAATCCATATTTGCATAAGTAGCAGCATTTGTAAGTGCAGCTTTCATGTCTGCATCTAGGTTTGTTAATGTTAAGTTTTCCATAATCTTAGCATCATTTAAATTACGTGTCTGTTCTTCTGTAAATGTAAGATTATTTTGTTCTGCTAACCTTGCAGCATTTATAACTTTTGCTTGTTGTGCATTAGTAAGTTCTTGACCTCTGATAGCAGCTTCTACTTGTGTATTTGCTAAAGCTGTTTGTTGCTTATTACTTAAATTAGATAATTCTACTTGTAAGTTTGCAGCAGATTCTGTTAATCTTGTTTGTTGTTCATTATTTAAATTTATATCGTTTAATTCTGCATGTCTAGCAGCATTTACAAGATTTGATTGTTGTGCAAAACTTAGCTCTTTATCTTGCAGTGCATATTTTAATTGTGCGTTGGCAAGTGTAGCTTGTTGCATGTGGGATAGGCTAGTAGATTGTAAAGTAAATGCATTAGTAGAATTTTGTAAAGCACTTTGTTGCCTATTATTTAAATTTGCTAAAGCTATGTTTTGTGCAGCAGCAGCATTTGCTAAAGCTACTTGTTGTTTATTGTTTAGATTAGTTAAGTTAATCTGTGCAAACATTTGTGCGTCTTGTGCAGCTATTGGAATAGATGCTTCCATTGCAGCCTGCATAATTGCAGCACCTGCCATAGAACTTGCAGATAAACCTCTTTGTGCCATAACTGCTTCAGCATTTCTTATTGCAGCAGCAGCATATACTGGTGTTTTGCCATCTGCAAACTGTGACATAAGATTTGTTAATTGACCTTGTACAGTAGCCTCTACAGGTACTTCAGACATTTGTTGTGCCTGTGCCTGTGCTTGTGTTCTAGTAAACTCATCACTACTTGTTTGAGCAGCAGTCATCTGTGCTTGTGCATTTAAATCAGACATTACTTTTGCTTCAGCTTGTGCTACGCTTTCTGGTAGTTTTTGAGCTGTTGCTAATTGTTCTGCAGACACTGTGCCTTTTGCTTCATTTATAGCTACATTGTAATCTGTAGTTACTTGATTTGCTTCTGGTATTATTTCGCTTAATGTAGCTCCAACCATATTTGTAGGTTCTTTTGTAAGTTCAGCTTTTTTAACAGCTATACTACCTGCTGCAGGTTTTATTCCTGCTAGTGTTTCATTAGTTATTGTAGCGTTGGCATTTACAGCACCTGTTTGAGCTTCAGCACTATCGGAAAGAGCATTTGTTTGTTGTGCAGATAAAGCTAAATTATTTATATTTCCTTGTGTATTTGTTGTGCCTTCTATGGTGTTTGCACTCATAGCCGTAGGTACAGTAGCAGATAAATCTCCAGAAGCTGCTATCTTTGTAGCTGCAGCAGGGTCTGCCCCTAGCTGTACACCTGCGGTAGTTTCTAACTCACCAGAAAGTACACCCATGTTTTGTGGGTTGTATGTTTGACCTGGAGCTAAAGTAGGTGCTTTGCCTGTAAGACCTGCAAATTGGTCCATCTGGTTTAATACATCTGAGTAAGCACCTTCTATACCAGTGCCTTGTCCTCCAGTACCACCAGTACCACCAGTACCACCAGTACCACCAGTACCGCCACCAATATCAGGTAAAGATTCGTTTCTTTCTCTAAAAGCATCACTCGCTTTGTATGCTTCAGCAGCAGTGTTAGCTTCTTGCTGCGTTGTAAAAGGTCCAGCATAAACGGCTTGTATAAAGCCAGGTGATTGCCCTTTTTCTGAAGGTCTTACAGCTCCACTATCTGTAACATAAAAATCAAATCGTCTTTCTTCTTCAGTAGCACCTTCAATTTCTGTTTCAAAGCGACCAAAAGTAGGTGAGTCAGGATTAGTGTCTTGATAAATTACTCTAACTTGATTATCGCCTACAGGTTCTCTTCTAATCACTGTAAACATAGGGCTTGTATCTTTTTCTTCTTCAGTAGTACCTCTAGTTGCTGATCCTGTATACTCTAATTCGCCTGTTTCAGGATTTACTTTATGACTATTTAAGTATCTGTTTATTGCAGAATAGGCAATACCGCCTTCTCTATTTAAACCTGAAGTAGATAGATATTGGTAAATTTCTTTATCAGTATAATTAGGAAAAGCGTTTAAAATATCTTGATCAGTTAAAGAAGCACCTTTAGTTCTTATTAAATCGGAAAAAGGAGATACTAAATCAGGTCTTTCTACTATAGGTTTTTTAATTTCTGTTTCTGTTGTAGCTTGTGATGCTTTAAATGCTTCAGCTTCTTCTCTAGTATTGAAAGGTCCTCCTGCGATAGCCGATTGCCCTGTAAGGTCTGTACTAGATGATCTTATTGTTCCACTATCAAAAACATAAAATTTTTCTTCAGTCTTTAACGGCTCTGTTGTAGCTTGTGATGCTTTAAATGCTTCAGCTTCTTCTCTAGTATTAAAGGGTCCTCCTGCAACTGCTGATTGTCCTGTGAGATCAGTGCCAGATGACCTTACTGTTCCACTATCAAAAACATAAAATTTTTCAGGTGTAGTAGTAGGTGTAATAGTAGGTGTAGTAGTAGGTGTAATAGTAGGTGTAATAGTAGGTGTAATAGTAGGTGTAGTAGTTACATTACTTTGACCCATATTAGGAACACTAGGACTAGATATATTCATAGTTTTATTAGTGTTAGGGTCTATATAAGTATTAGGTATAGTAATATTACCAAGACCTGGTATACTATTATTTACACGACCGCCTGGTTGCATGTTTTGCCTAGCCTCTAAAGCCTGTAATCGTTGTTCTATATCTGTCAGTTTTGCCATCTTTTATCCTATGACTAATTTTAATAATAATCCTATACTACTTGCAGATGCCACTATTATGATCGTTTCTATCCTAGATAGTCGTTTTTCTATCAAAAGGTATCTGTCGGCACATGCGTCAACATGTGACTCAATTTTTTGATTTACTGAGGCTACTGTTGGTTTCGTTGGCATGTGCTCTCCTTATTTGGTATTTGTTGGTTTAGTTGTCCACCCATCAGCCTCAGTATATTTAAATTTTTCAGTTTTAAATGTACTAGGCGGTGCACTAGCATTGTAAATTATTTTGCTATTTGAACTGTCTAGATCAGTAATCATAAGTTCAATTTCACCTGACGCATTATATATTTCTGTCATGTTACTGTTTGTGTTTTTAGCATTTGCTTGTTTTAAAACGATAGATTTACTATCATCTACACACTGAGCTACAACATCTTTAAAATAAGTTGTATATGTATGTTCACTACCATCGGAAGGATCAGTAGCAGTTAATACATCATCATCTTTTGTCCATACTATTAATTGCATTTATAAGCTCCTAACTATTAAATATTTTTGTTACAACAAAACTTGAAGCCGAAACTGCTCTACCTATTTCTGTGTTATTTGTAGAAGTAGCTGTTATAGCTGAAGTTCCTGAATCTACATATACAAGGCTTCCTATTGTAAGACTACTTTGTTGTGTATCTATTTGTCCTAAACTTTTTACATTTACTGTCTCACCATCAGAAACTGCATTTTGAGCAACTCCTATAAACTGGTCTTCATAATCAAATGTTGAGTAACCAAATGCCATTGCTCTAGGGGCAAGGTTGTTACCAACAGGTCCTCTCCATGCAAAGACAAACATATTAACATTTACAGCAGCTACTAATGCACTAGGATGGAAGTCATCAACATTTGTAGCATCACCTGGATTAGCAGTTTTATCAGCTATATCTCCAGCAGCTACTAAATCTTCTACATTAGTACCAGACTCATAAGATTGTCCTGTTATAGCCGTTGTTGAAGCGGTTATAGGTTGCATTACAAATTTATCAGAACTTGCACCAGAGGCTGAATCGATAAAAGCAGTAGAATAGTTGGTACTTGATGCAGAGTTATGTGCTACCTGTACGTACTGTGTTCTATCATTACTGTCAGGCGTGCTCATACCTGTATTTGCTGCTGTCTTTTTAGTAACTGTTGGACTGCCACTTGCGTTTGTTGCTATAATAAAGCCTAAGGTACCATTACCTGTTGATTCACCAGGAGAACGAGTCACTAAACCAAAAACTCTATTTATACTTTCATCGTAAGTCCAATCAGCATATAGATAACCACCCTCTGTGCCGTCTACATTAGTTTCACTTCCTCGTTCTGTAGCATTAAAATTACTTGCGGTAAGTTCATATTGACGTATTTTGTAGTTTCCATTATTAAAACTAGCAGCATAGATTACCACACTTAATAAATTATCTGGGTCCCATACCATAGATAATCCACCTTTCATATGAGCATTGTCGTCTACGTCAGCTCCACTATTAGAAATTGTTTGCGTTCCACCTAAAGTTAAAGTATTAACATTACTGCTATCGGTAAATCCAGCAAATCTGTGATAGATATATTGAGTCGAAAATATATCATTTCGTTGATGGTATGTAAAAGCTATTGGGTCATAGTTATTACTGGCACCACTACCATACCCATCCGCAGCTTTTCCAACACACTCTATAGCTTCGCCTACCTCAGCCTCATCACCAATAGAACTAGTTGATATAGTCGTTAAGGATTTTGCAGCACTTAATGATGTGCCTGAAACAGTATAGACTGCATATTGTGTATTAGTGCTAATATTACCTATCCAAACAACAACAGTTGTGCCACTATAGTTTTTACACTCAACTAATGAACCTATACCACCGCCAGTTGTCGATACTACGACTGTAGTGCCCCACGTAATCGCACCAGTTGAAGCATTTATCGTACCTGCAGTAATAACGTTTTGTCTATTGTCTCTTCTACCTAAAAAGTAAACATTACCTGAATGTCTACCATAAACCATTTTATCAGTTCTTGCATCAGTAGTATTATCTGTTGAACTATCCATATAGTCGGTGCTTTCACCATCAGGATAACCTACAGCACCTTTAACTAATGTTGTGCCTACCCCTGAAGAAGTGATAATACCTTTACCACTATCTGTTCCTGAAGTTATTAAAGATACAGGTTTACCAGCAGCTATAGTGCCTTTTGCTGTTAATGATATTTGCGTTGCAGCAGAATCCCAACTTAAATTTGTAGAACCATCAGTTTTTAAAAATTGTCCTGCAGTGCCATCAGCATTAGGCAATACAAATACTTTGTTTGCAGCTATAGAGTCTGGAGCTTTAAAGCCTACATAGTTCGCACCATTAGCTGCTAATTCTTGAAATCTTAATTCTGTACCATTTCCTGTACTTGTTCCATGAGGTGCAAAACTTATACCTCCTGCAGCTACAACTGCTGTAGTGTCATTTCCATCTTCGTCATATTCAATACTTACATCTTGATCTGAGCCAAGATAAATTTTCTTATCATCTGCGATATATAAGTCACCCCATTCAAGAGATGCACTACCTATATCAGCACCGCCTGAAGCATCAGGCACAATAGAGGTTTCTGCTGTAAATGTGTTTGTTCTAATTCCAGAAGTACCATTATCAATAGCTCCAAATCCTGAAGTTATGGAACCTCCATCTAAGGCTCCTGTAGATGTAATATTCGTTTGTGCTGCTGTAGCTAAAGTACCTGTAATATTTCCTGTAGCTTCTAAAGTTCCTGCTACTACCAGACCACCATTTGATAATGTCATTAGGTCTGTATCATCTGTATGACCTATAGTAGTTCCGTTAATAATAACATTATCAACAGTTAATGTGGTTAACGTTCCTAAAGATGTAACATTACCTTGTGCTGCTGTGGACAATGTTCCTGCTAAAGTTCCACCAGTAACTGTACCTGAAGTGGTAATAGCAGAAGAACCTACATCTATAGCACCAAAACCTGAAGTAATAGAACCTCCGTCTAAAGCACCTACTGAAGTAATATTTGTTTGAGCAGCAGTTGTTAATGTGCCTGCGATGTTACCAAAAGCTACATTACCTGCTGTACCACTAAATACTTCTGAAGAATTAGAAGCATCTGGTATAAATGTAAATACACTAGCAGAATCATCATAACCAAAGAAACCTACTTTAGCGGCTGTGCCTGTGTGATATCTAAATTCAATACCTCTATCTTTATTATCATCAGAACCAGGAGCAGAATCTCCACCTAATGTAAAGATAGGATCATCAATAGTTACTGTTGTAGAGTTTACAGTTGTTGTAGTGCCATTAACAGTAAGATCACCTGCCACTGTAACATTAGCACCATCAAATGTTAAAGCAGTAGTAGTTCCTGATTTAATTATTAAATTACCTGAAGTATTAGTAGCACTACCAAATGTAGTACCATCATCTTTAAAGAATACATCTCCTCCCCCAGCGTCTAAAATAATGTCTGTTGTAGCATCTAAAGTTAAATCACCACCAGAATCTATTTCTGCTATTACAGGAGTTGTTAATGTTTTGTTTGTTAAAGTGTCTGTTGTAGCTTTACCTACTAGTGTATCTGTAGCCGCAGGTAAAGTTAAAGTAACGTTACCTCCATAAGCAGAATGTGCTGAAGATTGTAATTGTGTATAGTGAGCATTGCTTGATTCACAATAGAATTTAATATTAGAAACAGAACCACCATTTTTAAGAACAA